TGGATATTGATTATCAATTTTCGGAACAAACTGAAATAACCATTATTCCTGCTACCCCGGATGAGGTGAATTATTACAAATTTTTTTTTATGTCCTACAAAGTTGATTATTCATTTGGCGGGGACCGGGGACTGATGTTTTTGGCAGATGGTAAAATTTTTGGATTTGCCGTATTTAGCCAGATATTATCTGATGAAAATTATTGCTTTTTGCACAGTGATTTTGTCGTTAATTCCAACCAGCAAAAACTAAGTAAACTGGTTTTATATCTTTTAAAATCCGAGGAGATAAGGGAACTGCTTATTGACTGGTTCAAACATTATTATCAGGGATTAAAAACTACGGTATATACAAATAAACCTGTAAGTATGAAATACAGGGGGGTATTTAATTTGATTCGCCGCGACAGGGGAAAGTTGATTTATGTCGGTGAGTTTTCAGGATTAAGGTTACAGGTAAATTATAAACTATGGTTGAAGAAAATATTGAAAAGGCAAACAGTAAGCTGAAAGAAGTTAATGAATTGATTAAACCCTATCAGCTTGCTTATATCCCGGTGGAATATTGTGAGTTTGTTAAAAAGAACGCCCGTTATATGGATAAGGATGATTTCAATCAATTAATTGAAAACATTAAAAAGGATGGATTTTTATCACAATTGCCTTTTGTCTTGAAAAGAAGTGAAAAAAAATACCTCATCCTGTCCGGGAACCACAGAGTTAAAGCGGCTATTCAGGCCGGGTTAAAATATATTTTGATTTTATATGTCGAAAACATAGATAAGGATACCCAATTGTCTTATCAGTTGTCGCATAACGCCCTCATAGGAAAAGACGATTTGGTGATTTTAAAAGAGCTGTTCGATGAAATTAAGGATATAAACAAAAAACAATTTACCGGTTTGAGTGAATTGGATTTTCCGGATTTCAAAATTGATTCATTGCCAATTATCAATGAACAGGATATTGAGTTGCATGAGATTAAATTTTTCTTTACAAATGTAAGGGCAAATCAGGTTTTGAAACTCCTTGAGATATTGGAAAAGGAAAAAATTGATCCGGAAAATACCAGGATTGTTAATTTGGATTTTAAGGAGTTTATCAAAGTTTTGACTGAGTTTAAAAAATTCACTCATATAAAATTAAACACAATAGCATTTATAAAAATCCTGGGACTGGTTCAAAATTATATCGAAAAGGAGGTTGTAAGCGATGGGAAGGAAAACTAAATATGATCCTGATACTTTTCCCCTTTTGGCTGAGGGGTATGCAAGGGAAGGTTTAACTGACGATGAGATATGTAAAAAATTGGGAATTGCAAAAGAAACTTTTTATACATATCAGAAGAAATATCCTGATTTTTTGGACTCTGTAAAAAAAGGTAAAGCGCCGGTTGACTTTAAAGCCGAAAGTGCTTTGTTGAAACGGGCATTGGGATACACATACGAAGAAAAGACTACTGAATTGCGAATTGATGATAAAGGTAATGCAAAACCGGCAGTTGTCAAAACAGTGAAAAAAGAAGTTCCCCCGGAAACAGGGGCAATTGCATTTTGGTTAAAAAACCGGAAACCCGAAAAATGGAGGGATAAACAGGACGTTGAACTTCAAACAGAACATCCTTTATTATCAGCAATTTATTTAACTTTAAAGGGTAAGTAAAAAGATGTATCCGATTGATAGAAAGGATTTTTTTGATGCGTACACCGAATGGCAAAAAAACTGGAATAAGTTTGCCCGGTATGTATTAAAGGTTAATCTGGATGATGACCAAAGAAAAATTTTATCTGCCATTCAAACCAATCGGCGGGTATCGGTAAGAAGCGGAACTGCAAGGGGGAAGGATTTTGTTGCAGCGGTTGCGTCATTATGTTTTTTATATCTGACAGTATTTGATGTTAATGAAAACAGGTATTATTCCACGAAAGTTATAAATACAGCGCCCACAGGCAGGCAGGTCAGAAATATTATGATGCCTGAAATTTCAAAATTGTTTTCACATTCCGGTATGCCGGGAACCTTACTTGCTGATGGGATACGTTTTGAGGGAAGTGAAGTTAAGGAATGGTTTTTAACCGGCTTTAAGGCCAGCAATGAAGCGATTGAGGCATGGTCTGGTGTACATGCTGCAAATGTTATGGTGGTTGTTACAGAAGCATCCGGACTGGACCAGGTTACTCTTGATTCTCTTGAGGGTATATTGCAGGGAAATTCCCGGTTTGTATTGATATTTAACCCAAACCGGACGGTTGGTGAAGCATACAAGTCTCAATCTTCACCGTTGTATGAAAAATTTGTTTTGAATTGTTTAACCGCTCCAAATGTGGTAAACAAAAAATTGTATCTGGAAGGGAAATTATCAGAGGAGGAAATGAAAAAAAGGTATATTCCCGGACAGGTGGATTATGAATGGGTGGATGAAAAAATACAAAAGCCTGGTTGGGCTCAGAAAATTTCAAAAAGCGAAGTTAATCCTGCGGAATTTGATTTTGAATGGAATGGCTTTTGGTACAGGCCGAGTGATCTTTTCCGGGTAAAGGTTTTGGGTGAGTTTCCAAAAGAATCAGAAGATCAGTTAATACCGCTTTCATGGATCGAAGCAGCACATGAACGTTATCAGCTTCAAATGGAGCAAGGTTGGAAAATAACCGGCAAATTGGTTATTGGTGTCGATGTTGCAGGTATGGGGCGGGATATGACAGTTTTTTGTCCGAAGAAGGGGGACGTTGTTTTTCCGTTCAGGGTTTTTGCCAAAAGTCATCACATGGAAACAGCCGGTCATATTAAATCCGATCTTTCAAAAGAACCCGGAAGCGCTGCGGTTATTGATACCATAGGGGAGGGAGCCGGTGTTTATTCAAGGCTGGACGAACAGGGGGTTAATAATGTTATTTCCTGTAAATTTTCTGAAAACGCACATGGATTAATGGACAAAACAGAAGGATATGAGTTTGCAAATTTGCGGGCTTATCTCTTTTGGTGTATCAGGGATTGGTTAAACCCTGCATTCGATTCAAGGGCTTGTTTGCCTTTGGATGATGAATTGACTGAGGAATTGACATCTGTTCAGTATCGGTTTCAATCGAATGGTAAAATTATTATTGAGCCGAAGGAAGAAATTGTAAAACGTATTGGCAGGTCACCTGACAAAGTCGATGCGTTGGCGAATACATTCTATCCGAGTGTAGAGCGATTAAGTGGGATGAAGGATTTGGAAGGTATTTTTCATTAAAATTTGGATGCTATGGATTTTGCAGAAATGTTGAGGGATGATCCGGAGGGGACCATACAGCAAATAAAAAAACAAAAAAAGGTTTTTAAGGTTGAAAAACAGGATGCGTTAAAACAATATCGTGTAGAGGAACATGATGTATTTGATTCCACCAAACGGCCTAACAAGCTGATAAAACAATACCGGGGGGAAGGTAAGACGGGACCGATTTATGAAACGGTTTTACAACCGGTTACCCGGATAGGCATTCCATACCAGAAGGTGATTGTCGAACGGTTGGTTGGGTTAATGTTGGGGAATGATATAAAACTGGTTCCTCAATATTTCGAGGAAGGCGATAATCAACCAAATAAACTATTCAATAAGGTCAGGCAGATTTGGTTTGACACAAAACTTAATTTTGTGAACAGGGATATTCTGCGGAGGTTGTTATCGGAAATGGAAGTTGCTGAATACTGGTATGTGGTAAAGGATGAGGATAAATTTGCACGGAGTGAGTATAAATATAAAGTAAAAGTTCTTTCATCGGAATTAGGTGATATGTTATATCCCTATTTTGATGTAAGCGGTGATTTGGAGTGTTTGGTCAGGGAGTACGTTACCGAAGAGGAAGAGAAAAAAACGAGGTACGATGTTTTTACCAAAGATTTTACCTATTGGTTTGTAAAGGGAGATTCCGGGTTTGTACTGGATAGCGAAAAAGAGGAAAATCCGAAACCAAATGTTTTGGGTAAAATACCGATTGTGTATTACCGGCAGGAAGCTCCAGAATGGGCAGATAGTCAAACATTATGTGACAGGCAGGAAACTTTGCTATCCAATTTTTCTGATACTAACGATTATTTTGCTTCGCCAATGGTTGTATTGGAAGGTGAAGTTAAGGGATTCGCTGATAAGGGAGAAACTGGGAAAATAGTTACTTTGTCAGGTGGTGGAAAGATAAATTATTTGACATGGGACGCTGCGCCCGAAGCAATTAAATTTGAATTTGAAAATAATGATGATCTAATTTTTACCGGTTTGCAACTCCCCAATATCAGTTTTTCAAAAATGAAGTCAATCGGATACAATAATAATGCAGTGATTAAATTGTTGTTTTCCGATCCGCACATGAAAGCAGAGACAAAATGGGAGTTGTTCGGAATAGGTGTTCAAAGGCGTTTGAATATTATCAGCAGGATGGTTGCTATGCTGGAAAGTTTGGAAGATGAATATAAAAAGATTGCAATAGTTCCTGTAATGGAACCATACTTACCGGAAAATATTAGTGAAACTGTCGGAGCTTTGGTTGTTGCTACTGGTGGAGGAAAAGTGATGTCTCAAAAACGCGGTGTTGAATTAAATCCGATGGTTGAAAATATCGATCAGGAGATTGACCGGATTCAAAAGGAAGATAAGGAAAATCAATTAATAGGAGCTGAAAGCTTTGAATAATAAAGGATATGGATTATTTAGGGATAGATGAGTTTCATTTTCGGGAGAATACATATACCAGAAATGAAAAGAGTTATAGAGTTGTTGATATTATTGAGATTGCTAAAAAATATCAATCATTTGAAATACCTGTTGAAGCGATTGATATAGGTGTGAATCCCTGGGGAGATCAATCGATTAAATTGTTTTGTTACCATGTTAGGAGAATGACTGATGCAGATATGGATGAACCGATTATATTGGATGATACAGGTTATATATGTGATGGTTGGCACAGGTTGGCAAAGGCGATCATTAATGGTCAAAAATTTATAAAAGCAGTACGTTTAACTGTAATGCCTGAATCAATTTAGGTGGATTAAAATTCACCTTTAAAATGGACATTGAAAAAAAATATAGAAGGCAGTTAACCCGGATGTGGCTGAGACGAAGGGCGTCGATGGAATCCGCTTTTATCCGGGTATCAAAAGAGTTTGTGCAGAAATTTGGAAATTCTCCCATCATTCGGCAAAATGAAGGTTTTTTGTTTAAATCTCATGTGAGGTTGAACCGGGAATTTACCGCCATGATGGGAAGATGCCTGGGAAATAGGGAACCAGCTAAATGACGAATATGTAACATTTTATTTTGAAGGATTGAAAGGATTTGAAAAGCAAAAAGCTGCAATGATGGGAAGGAATGTTGCGGCTATGGATGCTTTTATAAATCGTAAACACAATTTCCGGACGCTTGCGGATAGGGTTTGGAAAACCAGTAACAGGTTTAGGGATGAACTGGAAGCAAATTTACTGGTAGGAATTTCAGAAGGTAAGAGCGCCAGCGATATTGCGATCGACATACAGCAATACCTTAAACGCCCGGATGATTTGTTTCGTAGGGTTCGGGACCCGAAAGGAAACCTTCGGTTAAGCAATGCAGCGAAACTTTTGCAGCCGGGGCCCGGAGTTTATCGTTCATCCTATAAAAATGCCTTTCGTGTTACCCGGACGGAAATAAACCGTGCTTACAGGAATGCAGATTATCAAAGGTGGAAAAAGGAAGATTTTATTCTGGGGTTTGATGTTAAACTATCGGCGCAGCATCCAAAACAAGATATTTGCGATGAATTGCAGGGCCGTTATCCCAAAGATTTTTTATTCGAAGGTTGGCATCCGCAATGCTTCTGTCACGCGGAACCGGTTAGGATGGAAAAGAGTGATTTTATTGCAAAACTGAACGGGGAGGACATAGATGTTCACCCGGTATCAGATTTGCCCGGAAACTTCACGAAATGGGTATCAGAGAACAAAAGACGGATTGGTCGGATGCGGAATAAACCTTATTTTATTACAGATAATTGGAGTATGGTAAAAAGGATTAAATAAATATCTTTCCTTAACATTTTTTAACATTCAAATCTTTAAATTTATTTGCATATCTTTAAAATTCTTTGTAACTTTA